AAAATGATCAAATCAACAATCGCAGCACTTGCTGCAACTCCTCTTCTATTCTCTGGTGCTGCGTTTGCAGGTCCCTATGTTAATATTGAAGCATCAGGTTCATATCCAGACGGAGCATATACAACTGGTTCAATCGAAACAGTAGTTGGATACGAAGGCGAAACACCAGGTGGTATTGGCTGGTATGTATCTGGAGGTCCTACAGTGACTCATACAGAAACAACTGATGACTTCGGTGATGTAGAATTAGTTGGATACCTTGGTGGATCTTACGATAAGTTCTACGGAGAAATCTCTGGAACAACAGCAGAAGATGACATCAACTGGGGTGCTAAAGCAGGTGTTAAGTTCACTTTCTAAGTTGCAAATACTGCAAACTTAATATATACTGGGCGAAGAGAAATCTTCGTCCTTTTTATTGATTTAATACCCTAATGTCCCCTAAACAAACAACAATCTATACTAGAAAGTCGTGTCCATTTTGTTCTAAGATCAAACAGGTCTTTGATGCTAAGGGATGGAGTTATACAGAGTATAAACTTGATGAAAACTTTACTAGAGAACAATTCATTAGTGAGTTCGGTAGAAATGGTACATTTCCTCAACTGATCTGTGACGGAGAGAAAACTGGTGGATGTAATGAGACCATCAATCTTTTTCGCTCACGTGGAATCCTCTAAATAGAAATAGTTCGTAGGAGGAATCTTTTTGTTTAATTCACCATTATGGAGAGACCTATGGAACAAGTCGTTGGTTCAATATATACGTTCGCACTTTTTGGAAGTTTCCTTCTAGGATGTTTAGTTACCTTCGTAGGCAAAGGATATCTTGATGCTTACATTGACAACGCAGCGTATGCCAAGTCGATTACCCATCCCGAAATGTTAGATGAGGATGGAAGCGTAGACCAGTCAGAGTTACTTTACTTGCATTTTACCGATCCAGGTGATACAATAGTTGAAGATGACGACGACTAAATCGGGGGGAACGTCCCCCTCTTTTATCAGAAATTAACTATGAAATTAATGATCTCTGAAATTCTTCAGAAAACACACAACGCTAAGACTAAAGCGGAGAAGATCAAAATTCTTCAAGCAAATAATACACAAGCACTAAGATCACTATTCATTATGAATTATGATGATAGTATCAAATGCGTCATTCCAGAGGGAGAGGTTCCTTACACTCCCAATGAAGCACCTATGGGTACTGAACACACACGTTTAGAACTCGAAGCAAAGAAACTATACTACTTTATTAAAGGTGGTGCTGATCACCTTCAGCAAATGAAGCGAGAGAGTATGTTCATTCAGATGTGTGAAGGATTGCATAAAGATGAAGCAGAAGTTCTCTGTGCTGTTAAGGATAAAAAATTAGGTAAGAAATATAGAATTACAAAGACAGTAGTAGGGGAAGCATTTCCTGAGATTAAATGGGGTGGTAGAGGTCCTCAGAAATGATGATACTCCACGAGAAATGCGATCCAAAACTCGCAGACGATACTAAACTACCTTATACTGCGTATTTGGTACAATATGAAATCGATGGTGCAGTTTATCACGATCTAACTGTTGGAGGTGCAGCAGTTGAGTTGTTTGACCACTACTATGACAAGTACAAGAAAGGATTTAAATGGTTGAAGCAATCTAACGGTCGTGTTCCACCAAATCTATGGAATAACGCTCCACCTAAGAAACCAAAGAGGAGGAAGAGAAGTAGTGGTGACTAAAAAGAAACCATTCTATAATCTTTCTTACAATCAAGAAGGACAACCAGAGACATCGGTTACCCCTGAGCAAGTGGGTAAGTTTATAGGGATCTATTTAATGGGTCCTTTGTTGTTTATGATATGTTGGAACGGTGTTTTGCCATATCTCTTTGCAATTAAGACGATTAATTATATTCACGCATTTTGTATTATCACAATGATTCGATTCTTGAAACTTAAATGACTCAAGTATGCTTAGTAAGCGTCACACCTGATGCTGAAACAACAATAGGATATATCGCTAGAGTATCCAACCCTAACAATCAAAAGAACCCAAAGGTTGCTGGTCTGCTAAAGTACTGTATTGAACACGGTCACTGGTCTATCTTTGAGCAAGCACATATGACACTAGAGATTCAAACCTCTCGTGCTATTGCTGCACAGATTCTTAGACATAGATCATTTACCTTTCAAGAATTCTCACAACGTTATGCAGACACAAATTTGCTAACTAATACTATAGAACCACCTGATCTGAGACGACAGGACAAAAGTAATAGGCAAAACAGTATCGATGATTTCGATGAAACCCAGAAAAAGAGGCTTCAAGCACTTATTACAAGGTATTTCGCTGAAGGAACTGATTTATACAATGAACTCATCCGTGAGGGAATTGCGAAGGAGTGTGCGAGATTTGTTCTCCCACTAGCAACTCCTACCAAACTCTATATGACTGGTAGTGCTAGGTCGTGGATTCACTATATAAATCTACGTACTGCCAATGGCACCCAGAAAGAACATATGGACATCGCAAACTTAGTTCGTGATCATTTCATATGTAACTTCCCTACTATTTCTAAAGCATTAGGATGGTGTCCCGAAGTAGAAGACTGTGATTGCAATGACGATTACTGGAATGACTTACAACCTTGTCTGAGGATAGACTAATGCCAACATACGACTGGAAAAACAAAGAGACTGGCGAGATCGTCACTAATATGATGAAAATCGCAGACCTCGATAAATATAAAGAAGAACACCCCGAACTTGAAAGGTATTTTGGTAACCAAGCACCAGCAACGATGTATGGTAAACCTAAACAAACCGAAGGGTTTAAGGAAGTGATGCAAAAAATGCAAGCAGCACATCCCAAAGCAAATCTCTCTCGCTTTACATAATGCCAAGAAGTAGAAAGCAACGACAAGATGACAATCCAAAAATTTCTATCAAAAGAAAGAAACCTATTGGTATTGAAAATCTTAAGACAATCGAACCTTTAACCACTAATCAAGAATTAGCGTTTAAAGCATATAAAGATAACAAACAACTAATCTTACACGGTGCAGCAGGTACTGGTAAGACTTTTATTAGTTTGTATCTTGCACTTGCCGAAGTCCTCGATGAATCTACTCCATATGAAAAAGTTTATATGGTTAGGTCTCTAGTACCTACTAGAGAGATTGGTTTCCTACCAGGTGACCACGAAGACAAGTCAAATCTATATCAAATACCATATAAAAATATGGTAAAATATATGTTTGAAATGCCTTCAGATAATGACTTTGAGTTTCTCTATACTAATCTGAAAGCACAAGATACAATTTCATTCTGGTCTACTTCTTTTATTAGAGGTACGACTTTTGACGATGCTGTTATTATTGTGGATGAATTCAGTAACTTGAATTTCCACGAACTTGATAGTATTATCACTAGAATAGGTAATAACTGTCGTATCATCTTCTCAGGTGATGCAGCACAGTCTGATTTAATCAAAGCTAATGATAAAACAGGTATCTTGGACTTTATGCAAATCGTACAATCAATGCCTTCATTTGAATGCGTTGAATTTGGTATCGATGATATTGTAAGGTCAGGTCTTGTTAGAGAATACTTAATTGCCAAACTTAACCAAGGTTTATGATTTTTAAAACAGTGGGACCTCCAGTCCCCTTGACTGAGATGACTGCTGTTACTAAACCAACTGGTCGTCTTTATGAAGTGAAAGAAGGTAAATGGTACCCTTCAGTTACTACAGTAACAGGACATAGAAAGAAAGATTCTATTATCAAATGGAGAAAAAGAGTTGGAGAGGAAGAAGCTAACAAAATCTCCTCAAGAGCTACTTCACGTGGTAATAAATTTCATTCTATGGTAGAATGTTATTTGAACAATGAATCTGTTAAATTCGATGAAGATTCTCCACTAGCTAGTTTTATGTTTAAAACCGCTAAGGATACTTTAAATCGAATAGACAATATTCACCTTCTTGAATCTCCATTATATTCCGATAAACTTAGGATAGCAGGTAGAGTTGATTGTATTGCTGAGTTCGATGGTGAACTCGCTGTAATCGACTTTAAAACTTCAACTAAACCTAAGAAGGAAAAGTGGATTGAAAATTACTTTGTTCAAGAAACTGCGTATGCTGTAATGTACTATGAACTTTGCGGTATCGAGGTAAACAAAATCGTGACTCTTATTGCAGTAGAAGATGGTACTGTACAAGTCTTTGAGAAATCAAACTTGGATACTTATTATCATTTACTAATTGAGTACATCGATGAATTTATGGCTATGCTAAAATGAAAGAACTAAAAGACAAATTTATGACCCAAGCAAAATTCTCTGCTGCTGTAGAGGAGGTTGTTAAAAATTCGGATGGTCTCGTTAACTATATCGATGCGGTCATTGTTGTCTGTGATGATCTGGACATTGAGGTTGAAACTGTCAACAAACTCATCTCAAAACCTCTGAAGGACAAAATTAAGTTTAATGCCCAACAACTAAACTATGTTAAGAAAACATCAAGAGGAGTCTTACCGATATGAGTGACAAATTCTATGAATCTGATGTCGTCAGAGAAGAAATCAAAGCGATGGAAGAGTTATACACTGAACTCGCACGATTATCCATTAAATACGACACTTTAACAGAAGAGGAGAAAGTAGACCATATCAATAATACATTGATGCTAATCGCAAAACAAAAGGTCTTCTACGGTAGACTTAATCTAATGGCAACAGAGGATAAAGAAGCAGCACGCATCAAGGCACAACTAGACAAAATGTCACAGGTTTACTCCAATGGTCAGTCAATTCACGAAGTCCTGACACAAATGGAAGATAAACTGAGAACCTTCAGAGGAGCTCTTGACAACGACTAAATAATACGTTACCCTATATGGGTAGTACAATTCACACTACATACATTTACAAAATATGTCATTCGCAAATTTAAAAAGTAAATCAGGTAAGTTTGCAAACCTTACCAAAGAAATCGAAAAGATGACCACAGGTGGTCGGAAGGTCGATGAAAGATTTTGGAAACCACAGGTTGACAAATCTGGTAATGGGTTTGCAGTAATTAGGTTCCTACCAGAACCAGAGGGAGCAGAACTTCCTTGGGCACAGGTATGGAGTCACGCATTTCAGGGTCCTGGCGGTTGGTACATTGAGAATTCTCTCACTACCGTTGGTCAGAAAGATCCAGTAAGTGCATTGAACAGTTCCCTATGGAACTCTGGTAATGAAGCAGACAAAGATGTCGCACGTAAGCAGAAGAGGAAACTCTCCTACTACAGCAATATCTACGTCGTAAAAGATCCACTCAATCCAGAGAATGAAGGTAAGGTATTCCTATACAAATATGGGAAGCGTGTCTATGACAAGATCATTGCCAAGATGCAACCTAACGATAATGATTATGATCCAGAACCCGCATTCAATCCTTTCGACCTATGGAAGGGTGCTGACTTTAAACTAAAGATCAAGCAAGTTGCAGGTTTTTGGAATTATGATGATTCAGCATTCACAACACCAGGTACACTTGGTGGTTTTGATGATGCTAAACTTGAGTCTGTGTACAATGAAGCACACGATCTAAATGATTTCACTGCACCTTCTGAGTTCAAGTCTTATGAAGAACTTGAAGCACGTTTGAAGGTTGTACTAGGATCAGCACCTAAACCTGTTGATCGTGAAGTTGTTGAGTCTGAGTTAGAAGACTTGTCTGAAGGTAAGACCGTTCAACCAAAAGAAGAATGGACTTCTGCTGTGGACAATGTAACAACTGGCACAGAAGATGACGATGCTCTATCATACTTTGCTAAACTAGCAAATGAATAGAGGATAAGTTTATTATGAAAAGATTTGCTATCGCTGCTGCTGCCCTTCTCTGGTCTACGCCAGCGATGGCACATCACCTACACACAAGAGACGGTGTAGAAATTGAACCTTCGCATTGTGTCTTTGATGGGATTTTTGAAACGTGGAATTGTTGGTATACACCAGTTCCCAAGCGTAGTGCCTGGCCACAATATAGGCAAGGTCATCACCATCATCATAGGAGTACCTATCGCACTCCTTACTTTAATCCAAATAGACATAACGAACACGGAGTTCCCTGTTACTTCTATAAAAAGAATGGTTGGTGTTTCTAAACAGAAATAATGGTTAGTAAAGATGTATTATAAATTATATTAATACTACACATTACTAAATGTTATCAACACAATACCGTTTACGACTCGAAGCGATATGCAAAGACATTGCAGCGAGTGCCGAAGTGAGTATAGAAGATATGATATGGGCAGAAAAATTATCTAAAGCAAATACCTCAGCACGAGGAATGCTAAATCAGGCTCGTCGGATACGAAAGAATCCAGACGAGTCTTTTCTTAATCACTTGAATATTGGAGACCCCGATTCAAGTAATCACCGTAGGGGTTTCGGAAGTCCAGAAGATGTGATAGACTGGTTTCATCAAGAACGTTCTGACGACTGGAGGCAACGAGACTAATGCTATCATTTTTATTTTCAATGGCAGGTTTACTAAACCTATTGTTCTATATTTTTGCGGTTGGATTTCTAATCTCACTAGGACTAGAACAATGGTTAAAGTTTAGACCTTTATCTGTTGATAAATCAATGAATGAGAGAAACGATTACATTGTACAGACCAACAGGAAATATTGTTGGAGACAAGCGTGGATGACCAATGTTTATTGGTTTTTATGTAATGTAGGTCTGTTTGTAATTTCTAGGAATATGCAATCACCAACAGATACATTTTGGAATGGATTATAATCTACCAATGCCAATGTTGATATCCACTACCATAGTAACCTCCACCACTAGAGGATCCACTGGAAGAACTTGAAGATCCACTGGAAGAACTTGAAGAACTTGATGATGAACTACTAGATGATGAACTACTAGATGATGAACTACTTGAAGAAGAACTTGAACTCGATGACGAAGAACTATCAGTTGATGATGACGTTGACGATGAGTTTGTGGATGATGTGGATGATGTGGTGGTATCTTCTACTGTGGCATTTGTCGTTGTTGCAGCAGTCGTAGAATCATCTCCACCTCCACCACTAGCAATTAACGCTGTACTTGAACCACTACCTGATGCTGATCCTGTGGATGCTGTAGACTGAGAAGGTTTCCTGTAACTTGATACACCAATGAACTCCTCTGCAATAGTAGTAGGAGTTTTTTTATTGCCTTCTGCATCTATTTCTCCGTGTGGCAAGTAACGACATAAACGTTTAAATTCATTTAAGAAATCACCAACGTAATCTTCACGTAATAGATAGATATTCCTCTTTGCTTCATTCTTTGCAGATTGAACTTCGAAGTTAGTCACTGCTCTACGACATTCTTCTTTAGGTACAAGAGTTCCGTCTGGTCTTGCATATTGGAAGTTCTCATTAACTGTTATACCTTCATTAAGAAGTTTCTCACCAGTTGTAGCAAATATATCAACCGACTCATAGTGACTTATTGCATCCACACTACCATAATGCTTTACTGTATACCGATATAGATCTTCACGATTCATTGGCCAATCTTCATATATGTTGATGATATTATTAATAATCAATACCATCCAATCTAATCCAGAGTCACCATAAAACTTACGTGCAACTTGATCTGGACGTTCACCTTCTTCAATAGAATACTGTGTGAATCCTAGAAGACTACCAAGAAGTTGATCTTTAATTTTGATACGACGAAATATATTACGAGTCAATTGATAAGGATGATTTCCTTCTTGAATCGTTCTATTACGTACATAAACTTTAGGTAGATATTTAAAATATGCCATTATGCGTTAGTTGAAGGACCTTGTGTGAAGACTTGTGGTTTGTCTTGAACCATTTCACGTGTAACAAACTGAGTCTCTTTAAATGTAAGTTCAAGATTCATAGACACAGGACCGTAATCGTGGAAAGTATCTGCTAGGTTCTTTAATGATATGTATCCTTGACCGTCACCAGCAGCATCAATCTTGAGGTCAGATAGAACCAACTTGGTTGGATATCTTACTAATTTTGAAATACCAGCAGGTCTGATTGCACTGAAGTTACCTTCCTCAGTCTCAGTTGCTTCTACTCTCACGATTGCAAGTCTAAAGATGTCTGGAATATTAAGGTACCTAGCACCTCCGATACTTCCAACACCTGAACCTAAGACGTTACCAGCACTGCCAGGAAATTCATCCTTAGTACCAGCAGAATATGTTGGTAGCATTCTTTCTCTTAGTGTGGACACAATACGATAACACTCTTGTGCTTCCTTGATGTTACGTGGTGCCATCTTGAAGGTAAAGTTATGTGATCTATACTGCACACCTCTGAATGTTACTTCTTGATATGGGTTAAATATTTTCTTCGTTGCTATAGCACTCAATTCATCACCAGTTATACTTCCATCAGAACCAACTGCTGAATTAACTGCACCTAATGCTGTTGCTGCTGCGTTCATTAAGAACTGTGGTTTAGCAGTACCTGCCATCTTCTGAAGTGTATCAGTTGCATCTTCAACAGTAATGTTTCCACCCTGAGCTAACTTAGCTGCTTCACCTGCTAAACCTGCACCTGCTGCACCTAAAGTTGTAGTTTCATAGTTGGCACCATACTGTTCGTTTAAATTAGGAGGGAGGTAAAGATAAATAGATTTGAATAAGTTATTCTGTTCTGATCTACCTTGAAATGGTTGAGTTCCTGACGCACCATCTCCGACCCAAGTATAGGGGTTAGCACCACCTGCACCTTGAGTTTTGAATATTTGAATACGTAAGTAATCAATGTATTGGGTATCTACAGTATCATCTTCTCTGATATTATCCTTGGACTTTCCTACTTGAGCAGGTAATTCCCTTGGATAAACAAGCGGTGCTGTACCGCCTGAACCCATATTTACATCGATATCACCAGTAGATTGACCATCTAAAGATGCTTTTAATGCTGTTTGTATAAAATCTGAAAGTGCCATTATGCCTTATAAAACTAAACAAGGAAGGTTCAAACCACGTAATCCTGGCAAGTATAAAGGGGATCCTAGTAACATTATTTATAGATCTTCGTGGGAAAAGAAATTTATGCTATGGTGTGACTGTAATTTAAACGTTTTGGAGTGGGGAAGTGAGGAGATTGTTATACCCTATCGTAGTCCTTTGGATCGTCGTGTACATCGTTACTTTCCAGACTTTTATGTCAAGTCAAGAAACACGAATGGACAGATATCTAAGAGACTCATCGAGGTCAAACCGTTTGCTCAAACTAAAGCACCTAAACCAGGACGTAAGACGAAAAAACTTTTGACAGAGATTGCTACTTGGGGTGTGAATCAAGCGAAGTGGAAAGCAGCATCAGAATATTGTAAGGACAGAAAATGGGAATTTGTGATATTAACTGAACACGAGTTAAAGGTATGAGTCTATTCGAGGACATAAAAGAACTGGGTGGTGGTAAAGCACACGCTAACGTTTGGTGGAGAAATCAAATGTTCTGGGCTCTAGAAGGTGCTGACGGTCCTATACCAACAACTGCTATAACATTCAAGTATAATGCTAAGTTTGGAGAAAAGATGAGGTTTTGGGATAAATATCCTATGGTGTATGTGTTTGGTGAAGATACACATCATTTTTGGGGTTCAAATGTACATTATTTGCAACCAGCAGCACGAAGGATAGGGTTTAGTTTAGAATCACCACCTCAAACCATACATAAATACCTTCGTAGTCAAATATTAAGTCCAGTTTATAAGATTCCAGAAGCGGAGTGGGATGATATAGGTTATCTTCCTACAGAAGAATGGATTTCTACTATCAATGGGGTCAACATACCACTCCCCAGTAATATCGTATACAAAAATTACCTATAATGGCAGCTCCAAATTCATTTACAGTCTTTAAAGACATCGCAGGTGGCGGTTATAGTGAACCTACTCTAGGTAATCTATACTCAGTAGAGTTCGGTTTGCCTGCAATTACTAACTACATACCTGGTTTTGAGTTGGATGTGCAGAGCTGGTATAATCATATGAACTATTTTTCTGATGGTGTAAGTATACCTTCACGTAACATCACCACAGGGGACATCAAGAATTTTGGAATAGGAAGGAAATATGCAACAGGTCAGACAGAGAATCAACTAACTATAAGTTTTATGATGACTAAAAGTGGTTGGCACAGAAACTTCTTTGAAAAGTGGATGCAGAAGATTGCACCAGACTCTGAGAATAGAGTTGGTTTCTATGATGATTATACAACTGATATATACGTTAGAAAGTGGGAAAGAGGTTCAAACTATTTGAATCACGTAAAACACGGTGGTGTAGATTATTTCTCACGTATGAACAAGGCAGTTGGTATCTATCAATTCACTAAATGTTATCCAGTTAATATGGGTGGACTAGAATTTGCAAATGATGCTGGTGGAGTCTTGAAAATGAATATGCTCTTTAACTTTGAGAGATATAGGTTCACCACTAAAGTTCAGAAACCTAAAGACTGGACTGATGACAAAGTTATAACCGAGAATTTAGATGTCGCCCAAGCGTTAGGACTTGGGACTGATACAAACACTCAGTTTGGCATCTAAATAGTAATACTGAATTGTAATCCTCTTACAAAATGCCTTTACCAACCCTTAGCATTCCAGATTACGAATGCGTACTTCCATTTGGACAAAAAGTCACTTATCGACCTTTCCTAGTTCGTGAAGAGAAATTGCTATACGTAGCAATGGAATCTCAGAACCAGAAAGAAATGATTAAAGCAGTCAAAGAGATCATCAAAAACTGCACCAATATTAAAAACGTTAATACATTAACTACTTTTGATATTGAATTTTTATTCTTGAAGATACGTGGTAAGTCTGTTGGAGAAGTGAGTGAATTTAAAATCACTTGCCCAGATGATGAAAAAACAACGGTCGATGTTGAAGTGAACTTAGATGATGTTCAGATTCAAATCCCTAAAGACCATTCTAATAAGATCGTACTGACTGACGAAGTTACTCTTACTATGAAGTATCCTTCATTGGATTCTTTCGTTAAGAATAATTTGACAGATGAACCTGGTATCGATGATGTATTCAAACTAGCAGCAGATTGTACTGATACTATCGCTGAAGGTGATGAACTACACGAAGCCAAGGACTATAAGAAAGCAGAATTAGTTTCTTTCTTTGAAGGTATGAACTCTAAACAGTTTGCTGATGTTCAAAAGTTCTTTGAAACTATGCCTAAGTTATCTCACGAGATCGAGGTATTTAATCCAAAGACTGAAGTCAAAAGCACTGTGACATTAGAAGGACTAGCAGCTTTTTTCGAATAGCCCTAGCTCACGACTCTCTATTGAACTTGTATGAGGTTAACTTTGCCCTTATGCAACACCACAAGTACAGTTTAACTGAACTTGAGAATATGATGCCTTGGGAGAGGGATGTTTACGTGAACTTGTTAATTAGATATCTTCGTGAAGAAGAAGCGAGACAGAAACAAGCACAGGGCACAAGCCAAGAACTATAATGGCAACATTAAAGATTAGATCTTTTTTACCAGCGAAAACCACAGGTGATGTTCGCACAGATCCTGTAGCCTCAATGACGACATCTATTAATCGTCTTGGATTTGTTGTCGAAGATTTAGGACGCATCATTCAAAAGATGCATATGGATAAGATGGAGTGGTTGGATGATCAGAAAGACCAAAGAAAATTAACTAGAGATAGGCAGAGAGAAAGTAAGATAGAAGCAGATGTGTCGAAGGAGATGGATAGGGAAGATAAGAAGGGTAACAATGTTTTGCGTAAGACAGGTGGACTCTTACAGAATCTTCTAAGTCCCTTTATCTGGATTGGTACCAAGCTGCTTGGTTTTCTTGCATTGAATTGGATGTCCGATCCAAAGAATACAAAACTCATTAAGACTGTATTACCGTGGATAGGTAAATGGTTGAAGACGTTTTGGAAAGTATTATCAACTGGTGTTAATTGGATATTAGAAGCATTCTCTGAAAACTCTCCTGTGATGGGAGCATTGAAGATAATTGGTGGTATTTCTGCACTCTTCCTAGCAGATAGAATACTACAACCTTGGAAGTTAATAGGAGATGCGAATAGACTTAGGAAGTTAATTAGTGTAGATGGAAAGAATGCAACTAAAAATTCAGCAACTCAACAACTCACTAAGAAACAAATAGCGAAGCAAAGACTCCAGAATATAAACAAAATTAAAGCAAAGAAACTACGTGCGAAGAGAATGCTTCGTATGAAACGTTTGACTAAAGTGAAAGCAGGTAGGTTTATGAAAGGTGGTGGATTATCTGTTGTTGGTGGTCTCGTTTCATTTGGAACAAGAATGTCACAGGGAGATAGTTTACAGAAGGCAGCAGGTGGTGGTATCGGTGCTGCTATTGGTGGTGTTGCACTAACAGCATTCTTAACACCAATACTAGGACCTTTTGCACCTATAGTCGGTAATCTAATTGGTGGATTCTTAGGTGATAAGGTTGGTGCATTCATAGGTGATGCTATAACACCTATAATCAAACCTATAAAAGATTATTTTGTGAGTATCTTTTTACCAGGTTTTAAAGCATTCCTTGAACCATTTAGAGAAACAATAGCAGAATATATTAAGACAGTAGTTCCAGTCATACAAATGGTATGGAGAAAGATATCTCCTCTAATGAGTAGTGCTGTAAAAGGATATACTGATTATCTTGTCAACGGACCTGTCGGAAAAGCAATT